TCACGACAGCGCCGCACTCAGGTTGGCCAGCGCCGAACGGGCCGCGTCGTCGGAGGTGTGGCCGTAGATGTCGCCGGTGATGGCAATGGAGGAATGGCCCAGGATGTCGGCCACGGCCTTGATGTGAGCGCCGCCCTCCAGGAGCCCGACCGCGGCCGAGTGCCGGAGGGTGTGAGCCCCGGCGCCTTCGATGCCCGCGGCCTTGGCGGCGACCTCCACGACGCGGAGCATGTTCCGCGGGTCCACCAGAGTCCCCGTGGCGGTCGTAAACACCATCCCGGTCTCGGTCCAGACGTTGGCCGCCTCAACGCGTTCGGCGTCCTGGCGGGCCTTGTGGACCTGGAGCTCGGACACCAGGGGAGCGTCCAGGGGCACGCGTCGGCGGGATCGGGCGGTCTTGGGCTCCGAGAGGATTAGCTCCCCGCCAACGCGGCTCAGAGTGTGCCGGACGGTTAGCTCGGCCTTGTCGAGATCCACGTCCGCCCATGCGAGTCCGGCTACCTCCCCGCGACGTAGGCCGGTGAAAGCCATGAGGACGACCGCGCTGTAGTAGCGCGATGCCCGGGCGGCGGTCAGGAGCGTCTTGACCTCGGCCATGGACAGGTGGCGGGCCTCGGTCCGGGTGACCTTGGGGCGCCGGACCTTGGCCACGGGATTGGTCGCCAGGAGCCCATCCCGGACCGCGATCTCCATGGCGCCACGGAGCACGGTGTACACCTGCCGGACCGTCGACTCTGAGAGTTTGACCGCGCGGAGCTGCACCACGAGGGCCTCCACGTCCGACGGCCGGAGCCGATCCAGTCTCTTGGTCCCGATGGCCCCGGTCTCCAGGTGTGTCCGGGAGAGGGACGAGTACAGGGCCTTGGTGGTCGGTTTCCGGTCCGACGCCTCCAGGGCTGTGGTGCGCCAGGTCTGGAGCCAGTCGGCCACGGTCATCGCGGCGTCCTTGGCGGGCTGACCCTCCTCGATCCGCTTGATGACGGCCTTGAGCTTGGTGCGGGCCTCCCGCCGGGTCGGCGCGTAGACGCTCACCCGCCGACGCTTGTCCGTGATCGGGTCGAGGTACGAGACCCGGCCCTCCCACGTTCCGTTGACACGTTCATGGAACGAGCCCTCCCCGTTGCCACGTTTGCCCATAGACGGGAGCGTACATAGTCAAGTGGTCGTGAGTGCCGGTAGACGTCACTGACGGCACCCTAGGATGTGAAGTGCGTCACATCGGGCGGTGCTGACACGCGTCCTGGCGGCTACTGACATTCATTCGCGACGTGGGGGTTTGTGCCCCGTGTGTTGACGCTGCGCGTCACTTATTGTGTTGTGGCGAAACACGATTCGTTGATTGTGAGGCTTGACCTGCGGGCGTCGCCGAGGGTTACTGGTGCCACAGCAGACGCCGAGACACACATACGATCCTGAGGAGCCCACCGTGGCCGAAAAACTCATCATCCCTCTGGCTGAGGCCGCCGAAATGCTCGGCGGAATCAGTCGCGCGCACGTGTACCAGCTCATCGACTCCGGGGTCCTGGAGCGCGTGAACATCGGACGGCGCGCGTTCGTCACCCGAGAGTCCATCCACGCCCTGGCGATGTCGGGGACCAAGGCCTCCGCATAACCGCTCTGACAACCAACCCGAGAGAGGCCCAATTCTCCACCGTCAGAACGGAACTCAAAACGTGACAATGCTCGACATTCTCCTCGTGAACGTCGGCTCCTGGAGCCTCGGCCTCGCGCTCGGCGTAGCCTATATCCGCTTCGGTGGTGAACGCCGATGACCAAGAGAATCGTTCTGGGGATCACCGAGGAGCCCGCCGACGTAGATGACGACGTGGCCGAGGAGATCGAGACCCTTACGCAGCTGAACGCCCTGACCGAGGCGGAGAACGAACGCCTCAAGGCCAAGGTCCTCAAGGTCAAGACCGACATCTACGCGCGGGAGAAGTCGCTCCGTGAGGCTCGGCGGCGTCTCGACGCCGAGGAGGCCGCCGAGAAGGCCGGTACCGCCCCGGTGCGTGACCGCCTCCTGAGCGTGGACCAGTTCATGGACGCCGAGCCGCCGCCCGCGTTGGTCCGGGACGTGCTCGACGGCGGCGGGCTATCCATGCTCATCGGCCACCGAGGCACTTACAAGACCGCCGTCGCACTCGACTTCGCGCTGTCAATCGCGACGGGTCGGTGGTGGGGGAGCCACGTGACAGAGCGCGGTCGGGTCCTCTACCTCGTCGGCGAGGGTGGTGGCCGAGCGTTCGGCATCCGGATCGAGGCATGGCTCAAGCATCACGGGATTTCGCGCGACGAGATCCGCTCGTGGTTCCAGGGACTCGACGGGGCTGCACCATTCATGGCAACGGCCTGGGACGAGCTGGTCGAGTTCGCCAAGGAGTACCGGCCCTCGCTGATCGTGGTGGACACCCTGGCTCGCCATCAACTGGGCCTTGAGGAGAACTCCAACACCGACGCGTCTGAGGCTGTGGCGAAAATCGACAAACTCCGAGCCAACACCGGCGCGGCCGTGATGGTCCTGCACCACCCGCCGAAGGCCGGCGGCGGCGGTCGCGGCGCGGTGGCCTGGGAAGCGGCGGCGGACTCGGTGTTCATGCTGGAGAAGGACGAGCCTGTCAAGGGCCAGGTCCAGGTGATTACCACGAAGCAGAAGCACCGCCCGGAGACGGGCCGGTGGGCACTCCGGATCGACCAGGTGCAGGTACGCCCAAACGGCACCTGGTCCACCTCCATGGTCCCGGTCCACGCGGACTCGTTCGTCATCGACAAGGCCGAGGAGGAAGCCCGGACCGCCGAGGCTGCCGAACTCCAGGCCGAGATCCTCGACTACATCCGAGGCCGTGAGGCGGCCGGTATGGCTCCGAACAAGTCGGAGTTCCGTGACCACTTCAATGCCACTCGTCGCCGGGAGGCGGCCCTGGACGCGCTCGCTGAACTCATCAGCCGCGGGGAGGTCGAAGTGGAGCGCGGCAAGTACAACGCTCAGCGTTTCCGAGTGGTTGCCGGGGCTCAAATCCACCCGTTCGCGACGCCGCGGGAGGTGCCCGGTGCGTGAAGAGTCCGCGCAGTGTCCGCGCAAACAGTCCGCGCTCGACCCCCAAAAACCCAGCGCGGACTATCTCGGCCCTTCTACCAGCGCAAATAGTCGAGTCCGCGTGTCCCCGCAAGCCCGCGCACAGTCCGCGCAAGTTAGTCCGCACGTCCGCGCGGGGTCTATAGACCCCGTGCGCGGGCAAACTATCGCGACCCTGAAAACGACCAACATCCGAGCCCCGGTGACGACCTCAACAACACCGCCTACGCAACGCCCGCTCCAGCCCCGGGACCGAACGACAGGACGTACATCGTGGAGATCATCCGAGTGCCCGAGCACCTCAGGGACAAGAAGAAGGCGACCAAGGCGCAAACAGCGGCGGAGTTCGGCCTCGTCACCGATGCCGAGCTCGTCGACGACCTACTGCCCGCTCGGCGTGGATCGCTCGACCGAGAGTTCGGTCTTATTAGCGACGCCGAGCTCGTCGCTGACCTGCTCCGGCCAGCGCCCGGAAGGACGACGACCAGTGACCGACGACATCGACACCGACCCGGCCGCGGATGAGATCCAGACCATCAAGGCCAAGGCCGAAGAACTGGCCGCCCTTGCCGATGCCTGGCTGCTGGCCCGGGAGAGCTACCGCGCCCACCAAGCCGAGCAGATCGAAGCCCGCGAGCACCGGGCCGCGACCGCACTACTGAGAGGACCCCGACCGTGAACAGACTGACCACCGACGACATGCGAGATGCCTTGGCGTTCATGCGCGCCACCGCCCTGGGAGACACCGAGGGCCGTATGGCCATCGCGGTGAACTGTGACCCGGCCGCGATGGTGGACTGCCTCACTTCCTACGCGCTGGGTCTGGCATCGCTGGCCGTGGACGGCGGACCCATCGCCTGGCTCGACGAGCTGACCGCCAACGTGGAGGAGATCGACCGCCTGGCCTCGGAGTCGCGCGAGGACGGCGGTCCCGATGCCTCTTAGCGTCTGCCTGGGTTGTGGTGAGCCGACCGACGGCCCACGGTGCGGACCGTGCGCGTACGGGCACGAGCGCGCCACCGGGCGGCCGACGCGGGAGCAGCGCGGGTACGACAAGCGGTGGCGTCGGCTCTCCGAGCGTGCCCGCACGCTCCAACCGTTCTGTGAGGACTGTGGCACCCGCGACAACCTCACCACCGACCACTCGCCGGAGGCATGGCGTCGGCGCGCCCGGGGCCTGGCTGTGCGCCTCCAGGACGTCGCGGTGGTCTGCGTGGCGTGCAACAACCGTCGAGGCCGTGCCAGGCCGTCTTCGGGGCAGCCAGACCCCAGGGGGGTACCCCTGGTCAGGGGCCTAGGCCACCCGCCGGTGAGTCAGACTCTGCGACTCACTTCCCACATAGTGAGACAATGATCTCGGGAGGTGACCAGTTGAGACTAGTCCTCAATACCCTGGTCGTCTGCGAGCTGGTCGTCGCGAATAGCCCGGGTCCAGATGTCCGCATGAAACGCTGCGACGGAGTGCCCACTACCGTCCTTGATGACGAGGTGCCCACCGTCCGCGATCGTTGCGCTGTAGCCGTCAGCGATCTTCTGGATGGCCTTGCTTCGGAGTCGAACTATGTATGCCATCCCGGGAGTTTCTCATGAGGGCCGGGCCGAAGGGTGTCATCCACGCGGACCCTTTGTCGTTCAAGGGCTACCCGAAGGACCGGGCACGGCGCCGGGAGCGATTCATCGGCCAGTACCTCAAGGTTCCCAAAGGTGTTGGCGCGCTGGAGGATGTGAAGCTCCGCAAGTTTCAGCGCGACATCATCCGAGGGGTCTACCGCGACGGGGTCCGCACCGGGCTGGTCTCCATTCCGCGCGCCAACGGCAAGACCTCCCTGGCCGCAATGCTGGCCGTAGCGGAGTTGTTCGTTGGTCCGGCATCGGCGGAGGTGCTGGTGGTGGCCTCGGATCAGCGCCAGGCCAACATCACGCTCCGGCTGGCCAAGCGCATGATCGAGCTCAACCCCGAACTGGCCGAGCGCGCGCACATCTACCGCGATCGGATCGAGGTACCGGAGAACGACAGCTCCCTGGTGCCGCTCCCGGCCGAGCCCGGAGCCCTGCACGGTCACGACCCCTCACTGTTGATCGTCGACGAGCTCCACGTGGTCACCGAGGAGGTGTGGGAGGCGGTCACCTCGGTCACCGGCAAGCGGCCCGAGTCCCTCACCCTGGCCATCTCGACACCGGCGGCCTCGGTCGAGTCGGTGATGTGGAAGCTCGTGGCACACGGTCGCGCCGGGAACGATCCGGCGTTCGCGCTCAAGGAGTTCGCGGCGCCGGAGGGGTGCGCCACCGACGACACCGAGGCATGGCGGACGGCGAACCCCGCGCTGGCGTGTGAGCGTCCGTTCCTGGCTCTGGACGGGATGGAGGCCGCGCGGCAGACGTTGCGTGAGCCCGTGTTCCGCCAACTCCGCCTTGGTCAATGGGTCGGTCAGGTGGACCGGTGGCTCCCGTGGGGCGCGTGGGAGGAGCTGGCCGCGCCGGAGATCACGGTGATGCCACGTCAGCGGGTGGTCCTGGCATTCGACGGGTCGGCCTCGGGTGACTCCACCGCGTTGGTTGGCGCCACCCTGGGGCCTCGACCCCACCTGTTCCTGGCCGGGATCTGGCAGAACCCCGGAGATCCGCGTTGGCGGGTGCCGCGCTCGGAGGTCGACGCCAAGGTCCAGGAGATGTTCGACCGTTACGACGTGGTCGAGCTGGCCGCCGACCCGTGGGGGTGGCGCTCGGAGATCGAAACGTGGGCGGCACGGCACGGGGAGCGCCGGGTCCTGCAATGGAACACCGCCAACGCCCAGCGCATGGCCCCGGCTACCGATCGGTTCTACGCCGCGGTGACCACCGGGGCACTCACCCACGACGGCGCGGAGGATCTCGCCATCCACCTCGGCAACTGCGTGGCCAAGGCGACCCCGCAAGGCGACCTCGTCAGCAAGGACAAGCGGGGAAGCCCCCGCAAGATCGACGCCGCGGTGGCGGCCATCGTGGCTCTGGACCGCGCCGCACATCACACGACCAAGAGAAACCGCAGACGCGCAAGGAGTTTCGCCTCATGACCGAACCAACCAATGCCGAGCTGGACCAGGCACTCAACGTCCGAGCCCCGGCCCTCTACCGCCTCGGCCAGTACTACGCCGGGGAGCAACCCCTTGCCTACCTCTCACCCGACGCCCGAAAGGCCATCGGCCAGAGATTCGACCGCATTGCGGTCAACCTCCCACGCCTGGCCGTCCAGGCCATCGCGGAGCGCCTCCGGGTCGCCGGGTTCACCGACGCCGAGGGCAAGCTCGACCGCGCGCTCTGGGCGGCATGGGTCCGCTCGGATCTGGACCAGACCAGCCCTGCGGCGCACCGGGAGGCCCTGGGTATGGGTGAGTCGGCCGTCATCGTCTGGGCTCGGCCCGACGGAAAGGCGGTGGCGTCGGTCGAGTCAGGGTCCCAGGTGGCCGTCCACCGCGATGCCGGCACCCACGAGGTCCTCGCCGCGATCAAACGCTGGACCGAGCTTCGGCCCGACGGCACCGAGGGCGCCACCCGCTGGGTCATCTACCGGCCCGACCGGATTGAGCACCTCGTCGGTGACGGCGCCCAGATCACTGCGGCCAGGATCCTCCGGGTCGTCGACAATCCGCTCCTGGCCGTGCCGGTGGTCCCGCTCACCAATGCCGACCGGCCCCTGGACACGTTCGGCGTCTCGGAGTTCGCCGATCTCATCCCGGTGGTGGACGCCATCAACAAGCTCACCGCCGACATGCTCACGGCCTCGGAGTTCGGAGCGCGTCCCCGCCGGTGGGCCACCGGGCTGGAGCTGGCCGAGGAGCCGCGCATCGACGACGACGGCAACCCGGTGCTCGCCGAGGACGGCGAGCCCATCATGGACGTGATCAACCCCGTGTCCGAGACGGACAGAATGATGGTCAACGAGGCCCCGGAGGGCAAGTTCGGCCAGCTCCCCGGCGCTGATCTCACCGGCTACCAGACCGCAGTTGACGTCCTGCTCCAGCAGGCCAGCGCGGTCTCCGGGCTCCCTGGTCACTACCTCGGTCTCAACACCACCGTTCCCGCGTCAGCGGATGCCATCAGGGCCGCGGAGGCCGCTCTCACCGCTCGCGCCGAGGCCCGCCAGGCCGTGTTCGGGCGCGCCTGGGAACAAGTCGGACGGTTGATCCTGGCCGTCGAGAACGGCGGCGAAGTCGCCGACTACTCGCCACGGGTCCAGTGGGCCGACCCCGCCACCCGGAGCGCGGCCCAGGAGGCCGACGCCATCGTCAAGCTCCACGGCGCCGGGATCATCACCACCACCGAAGCCCGGACCCGCCTCGGTATCGACAACCCCGAGCAGGGACCCACTCAAGCACCGGCCGCCGGACCGACTCCGGCACCCAACACCAACGTGACCGAGGAGGCCGCCGCGTGACCACCACCGACGACGACAAGACCACCGAACAGAACGCCGACACCGCTCCCGAGGGCACCGAGGCAGAGGACACTACTGACGGCGCGGCGGCCGAAACCCGCTCGGAGACCGCAGAAACGCAGGGTGAATCACCCCAGGGTGAGCCTGGAACCCCGCGAGAGGTCAACTCAGAGCCCGACAATTCCGGGGCCGAGGGTGACACATTCCCTCGGTCCTACGTCGAGGACCTCCGCAAGGAATCGGCCGGGTACCGAACTCAGGTCCGCGAGCTCCAGGAGCGACTCCACCGGATGAGCGTGGAGCAGACCGGCGCGCTGGCCGACCCCGCGGATCTCCCGTTCGACGCGACCCACCTGGAGAGCCCCGAGGCCCTCCAGGCCGCCATCGAGGAACTCGTGACAACAAAGCCCACTTGAAAGCTCGGCGGTTCGTCGGTGACGTGGGGCAAGGTAACCGTGGGTCCGCAAACGCGGGCGTCGATCTGCTCGGCATCCTCCGGAGCCGGGCATGAACTGAGGAGACACGATGGCAGGCCAGCAAATCAATCCCAGGCCCGAGGAAGAGAACACCGACCCTTTCCTTGCAGAGCTGAAGCAGATTAACGACAACCTGAACGGGCTATACACCCTGCTCCATGACCAGATTCACTTGCCGCTCGACCGAAATCATACGTTCCTCATGAAGAAGCTCGACGCGATCGAGGAGCGGCTCGGAGCAATTGAGGGCAACACGATGTGAAGCTTCCATCAGGAATGGTTCGGCCCGATCCGGGGCAAAGGCCGCGCCGGATCGGGCCGTAAGACCCGGGCGGGGCTCGAACCCGCAACCTGCCCTTTGAGAAAGGGGCGCTCTATCCGATTGAGCTACCAGGTGAGCACTACCCGCGGGCGGGCAGCTCCAGCATCGTACCCGAGAAAATTGCCGCCACCGGGCCTCATCTCATATAGTGGGACGAGGCCCGGTGCCGTTTCACAGCTCTCATCGCCGAGTGAGCCAGATGCTCCAGACGCGGAATCCATTCCACCGCTGCAATTCTGGAGAAATATCTCATGACTGAAACCACCGCAACCAACGGCGCGCTCCTCAAGGAACAGGTAGCGTCCCTCCTCGTCCAGCCGCTGGAGGCCGCCTCGGTTGTCCTGGCCGCCGGACCCAAGATCTTCGATTCCTCGGAGCCGCTGCGCATCCCGCGACTGACCGCCGGCGGCTCTGTCGGGTGGGTCGGTGAGTCCGAGCTGATCCCCGAGGCGGACGTCTCGTTCGGGGAGATCAACCTGATGCCGTCCTCGCTCAAGAGCATCAAGACCCTGATCCGGTTCTCCAACGAGCTGGCCCGCCAGTCGGTCGTCGGCCTGGACGCGGTGCTGCGCCAGCGCCTCGTCACCGACGTGGCGAACAAGCTCGACGACGCGCTCCTGGCGGGCACCGGAGCGTCCAACACGGTTCGGGGCCTGCTCAACCAAACCGGTGTCAGCACGGGCGAACTCGACGTTGCCGAGCCGGACAGCCTGCTGGACGCCATGGCCATCGCGGCGTCGCACGAGATCACCCCCACCCACTGGATCATTTCCGGCGCCGACTTCTACGCGCTGTCCAGGATCAAGGACGCGGACGGCCGTTACCTGATCACCCCCGACCTGACGGCCGAGGGCCGCCGGACCCTGTTCGGCATCCCGGTCATCGTCACCAACAAGCTGGCCGAGGGTAAGGCCGCCCTGGTCGACATGACGAACGTGGCCGTGGTGCGCGATCTCCAGCCCTCGGTCACCGTGCTCTCCGAGCGGTTCGCCGACTTCGACGAGCAGGCCATCCGCGTGGTCACCCGCTACGACCTCGGCCTGTTGCACCCCGAGGCCGTCACCGTGCTGACCGCGGCCTGATCCGGCCCCTCAATCGTGGTCCGCGGCGTCGGTTGTCACGTTCCGATGCCGCGGACCGCCCCCACGTAGGAGGCTGAGATGGCAGTAACAGCAACAGATCTCGTCAAGTGGCTGGGCCAGCCCACCACCGACACCGAGCTCATGGCCCAGGCCGCCCAGGCTGTCACCATGGCACTGGCGATGGTCGACGCCTACACCCGCGGTACCCACCTCACCGTGGCCGGCGACACCCGCCCGGGCATCGACGCGGTGGTCCTGATGGCCTCGGCGCGGATGTTGGCCAACCCCGAGGGGCTCAAGTACGCCACCGGCGTCGTGAGCTTTAGCGAGGCGTTTTCCGGGTTCACCCTGGCCGAGCGGATTGTCCTCGACCGCTATCGCAAGAGGGCCGCGTAGTGCCCCGGCTCGTGCTCCGGGACTCGATCACCGTCAAGATCGGCGGCGGGCGGGATGAGAACAACGACCCGATCCCGGCCACCGATGTGCCTATCCGGGCCTCGGTCATCCCGATCTCCGGCGACCAGCAGACGCAGCGCGGTCGGTCCAGCACCCTCACGACCTACCGGCTCGTGGTCACGGACCCGCGCATCGAACAGGTCACCACGGTCATCTGGCGGGCAAAGACCTACACACTGGAGGGGCTCCCGATGCCGTACCGCGTCGGCGGCCGACACCACCACTACGAGGTCCTCATGAGCCTCGGCCAAGGGTGAGACACTGGGACCAACAACTGAATACCTCGGAGGCAATGCCGCGCCTCCACGCTGGCCAAGGCCCTGGACCATCCGGTCCGGGGCCTTTGTCATACGCCAACCCGGTACGCCAACCAGGCCGAAATGTTGCCAATGTCCGCTGGTGTCTTTCGGTGTCGCCGAACGTACTAAATCGGTTGTTACACAGCGATATAGGTGGACGCTCTTCGACACCCGCGGACACCGATGCGATAGCTGGGGGTCAAGTGGTCGCAGGTTCAAATCCTGTCAGCCCGACAGAAAGAAGCCCCTTCCGGTGAGAATCGGAAGGGGCTTTCTCGTCTGTGGGGTATGCCTCGGCGC